AGCCAGTGATTAACACTGATGCTATAGCAATTGCTCCGCCACCAATAGCAGCAGCAACGGCTTTTCGTAATGATGGAGGCATTATTCACCTCTCGCAGCCTTGCGCTTATCTTCTTTAATCTTGAAATAAAGGTTTGTCAGGTACGTCAGCAGGCCAAATACCAGACTACCCAGCACACCGATTGCAGCCCACTGTGACGGAGTTACTCTATCGAGCAACTGTAAAAACCAGTAGCCAGCACTGCCTGCGGAGGTGCCGTAGGCAATGCCTGTTGAAATTTTGTCCATGGATTTCATAGCCTCACCTCCGCACGGAACGGATGGCATAGTTATTATGTGTAGGCTTTCAGACACATCAATCAGAGCCTTAATTGATATATATGCTGGAGACGATGCAATATAAAAAGCTCGCCGTAGCGAGCTAATAAAATGTATTTCTCTGATATTATGTTTATTTGTATTAGCTCAGACTTGACATCACAGGTTTCGTATATAGAACATCATCAAATCTGTCAGTTTGCTATGAATGAGATATAGTAATTGAAGAGCTAACCTCGCATGTCAAAGCCAGATTTCTGAAAATCTCTGTAGACTTCCGGATTGTTGAAGGCCGGAAATTTGGCTTTATGAGCTGCGGACTTTATCGCTTCGCAATAGGCTTTATCACCGTTACTGGTAGATATTTTTAACGCCGTGCCATCCTGAGAGAATTCCATATGCAACCTGCATTTTTTCCCTTTCCAGTTATGCGGCTCATCAAGTTTGGCATTAATTGCAGCTCTGATTCCCCGCGCTTGCGCCCCCCATTCATCCTGATCATCCCAGCGTCCTGAACTGCAACTACCTGTAGCAGTAGTTTTGTGGCAATCTGAAGGGTGTAAAGGTGTGCATCCCGCAACAAAACCGACCCAAAAAGTCAACATAACGATTTTCTTTAATCCCACTTCTTGCTCCTCAATCCATTAAAATCTCAGCAATAGTAGTTGTTACGTCCGCCACTGGCTCAGAGCTGACTATCCGCTAAATTTAGCTCAGTGCCGTAGCTGTGTCAGAACAAACCTAAGCCGAAACCGTTTATTACAAAACAATAAATATCAGGGTTTAAAATCCAGCACCCCATTTTGAAATACTTTATATACTTCCGGCGAAGGGGGGGCAGGTATATCAGCATTCTTTATCGCATTCATCGCTTCACGACATAAATCGAGGTCTCCACTTTCTCTTTTAACCTCCAGTAGAAGGCCATTCGGGGCCATATGCATTCTCAGTGTACACTCTTTTCCTGAATACTTACTCGCATCCCCGAACTGTTTTTCGATGGCGCTCTTGATTTGATGGGCATACAGACGGATATCCTCACTAACATCAGAAGTACGTTCAGATGAACTCACATACTGTGTCTCTATTGCTTTATCGGAGTAATATGATGTACGGTCATGATAATTTGTCGATACAGCATCAGTGCACCCGATAATAATCCCACTAATAATCAACGTAAGAATTGATGCGCTACGAAAACCCATTTTTCCTCACATATGTCATATAGTAAAGGATTATATATACCGTTGTTTTGGACGCTCAAACAGCGAATCAGATCAAATAAAACGCACATTTGTTAACATTTACACAAAGTCTGCGTGGGATATTCTGAAAGAATATCCATAATGTGGAGAGAATCTATTGAAGTGCATGGTGCCGGGTGCCTCCCGGTGAACAAAATGTTCGTGATACCTGTCGGCGACAGAAAAGGTTAATGGTATCACCCCACCGCACAGGGGGATTCACCATGCAGGAGTTTTCTTAGCAAACTCACTGCGCGCCCGGCAACTCCCAACCACATAAAATGCGGAGTTTGTGGTATTTATGCATATAACTCGCAGGAATTATCTTAAAAAACTGATGTCGATCCGGATTAAAAAGAAGCAGGTCATCATCAGATGACTGGAAAAAAGGAAAACAAAAAATACTCATCATACAGTTTTGATTGCAGGGATGAGCCTGCTATGCACAATATGCAGAATATAAGCAAGATAAAAATATGCAGGCATATTATTTCGGATTTTGTTATTAACACAACCTTTTTAATAATCATTTGGCATACAATAAACCAGCCCAAAAAGAACCGCCTAAACAGGCGGTTGGTCAATACAAAGGATGCTTCGTCTTTATTATAGTAATCTGAGGCGTCGGGTGTCTTGTATCAGACAACATATTGTCCCGCTAAACAGCGAATTACAAACCACCCTGCAATGATCTCTCATCTCATTTTATATGAGTTGACGACATCAGGATAACGCATCATCAGCCCCTGCCAAGAAATATCAAAACTCCCGCCAGCAATGTGTTATCACAATATTGTAAAAAAAACACAGCACCGAAACTATAACTGGTCTCTGTTATAATTTGGAGCAGAAAGACCAGTTGCCCAACTAGCAGCATTCTCCCCTGCTTTCCTGACGTAAAAAAACCGCATTAAGCGGTTTTTTTACGATGTCCATGTCTGCAATCCGCCTCGCGATACAGCTTTGCGAAGCATAGCAAAATTGAAGCAGTTTATACGTAAGAAATCAAGCCATTTTCTCAGCAAATGATTCACGCATGGGAATATATAGGGCATACTCAGCAACAGCTAACCAATTAGCAATCCGTTTTTCGCATGTGCTAAAACACCACTCTGGGTGTGCATCATTTAGCAATTCAGCCATTTTGCGCTTAGTCATCCCCCGCCCTTCATAGCGTTGCCGGAGAATGCAAATCAATCCTGGATGCTCTGCCAGCACCTCACTTATGACTCGATCAATACATAACGCCTCTGCATCAGTACAATGCGCCAGCCAGCTCTTTTGCTTGCCGTTGATCATCTCTCGCAAAAACGCTTCCAGCTCAGCTTTCTCTATTCCCGCTTTTTTCATTCTGCGCAGGGCTTCATTAATGGCTGTTTTCGTCAGTTTTTTGGATGCCAACAACTGATTGAACATATTCCCTGACCTGCCACCGCCAATATACGACCAGCGCCCCCACATACGTAGTTTTCCCTGAATCCAGACACTTTCCAGCGTGGTGAGGCGAAGGTGTTCTCCGCTTTTTCCTGTATTCGTTGGGTAAATCATAAATGACCTTTCTTTCTCCAGATTTCTTGTGTGCGAAAAACCCCTTCAGCATGCATCAGGCGCAATTCTTCTTTGGTGTAATCGCTGGTTTTTACCCGCCCGTCGATTAGATCGTGGCATGAGCTACAGGCTATCGCCGCCTGCATATCGTGTGGTTTTGTCGCTGTTCCGCACGTCCCCGCCAGCCTGTAATGCGCCAGCACAGAGGTTTCGGGATTGTGATTGCAGTAGCCAGGGATTCTGATCTGGCACATCTGGCCTTTAGCCGCTTTACGTAAATTCACCATTACGCAAACTCCAGTAGTTGTGCGGCCACATTTTCAACTTCCTCCTGAGAGGAGAATTTACGGAACAGAATCCAGTTCCACAGCACATTCAGTACAGATTTATAAACCTGCTGAAACTCGACTTCGTCCATATTCGCAAAAGCGATGGATTTTGCCCGACGCCCACGGCTACCGTCCGGATAAATATGCTCGGTGTAAAATCCGGCCTGAATGGTTACCCACTCGCGGAAAGCCTCAAACGACTTTAGCAACGCCGTATCCCGGGTTCTACGAGTCGCAACGGTGTTAAGGTATTGCTCTGCGGCATCACTCAGGGCTGGCGTGTGTTCCCGACCAACTGATTCGCACAGGTAATCAACGAAACCAGACAGCAGTTCTCGTTCGCGAGGCGTGATCGCCCCACCGACCGGAGTCCAGTAATCGAATCCCAGTTGCAGGAGTTTGAAAAAACGCTTGTGGAATGCGTAGTTACGCACACGCTTAAAGTCTGCGTGTATCCACTCACCTATTTTGATTTGATGCAGAAAATCGCAACTCTCCGGCGTCGCCGGGAGAAGTAAACCAGAAGAAGTTTGTTTGACCAGTTGTATATGCGCCATTTCTCAATCTCTCGATGGCGCAGTGCAGCAGATGCCAGTTGTTCAGGCTGACGTATAAAGTATAAATAAACTGGTTCCAGTGTAAAGCCCCCACCTTAATGGAATAAAAACCAAACAACAGATTGCTGGGATACAAACAACGCTTATTATTAAAAGCGGTTAAACAAATTAAATTTTAATGTTATGCAAATTTGTCAGATCACCATAATATCTCATTTGAAAACCGCTGAAATAACAGCCCTATCAGGGTTAATCATATTAAGGTGAGTAAATATGGAAAACAACAAATCTGTACATTACGTTCCTTTTTTATCTGTAATACTTTTTGTTTTATGCTGTGCGTGGGCATTATTTTTATAAATATATTTACAGATGAAATAAACCCGCCAATCAGGTTAACTGTGGCTGCGTTGAGGATGCATAATACATCAGAGGTTGCGGGGATTTCTCCCATAAGCGCTAACTTAAGGGTTGAACCATCTGAAGAATGCGACGCCTCGGTGCCTCGTTAAGACGATGCCTCGCGTTCTTCAATTGCGTTTTGTAGGCTGTCAGGGATACTGTCCCACGAATGGCCACCTGTAAGCTCCAGATGACCATTTTTGTTATTCTCCACAACGAGTTAGTTCTTCTTTTCGGATCCGGCACTTCTGGGGGGGAAATCCAGCGATGGCTGGATTATGTCGTCAATTAAAAATGCGGCGAGTAGATTAGCAAATATCCACGCTTTCGCGAGTTCAGGTTCCTTTGCACGCAAAGCATCCAGGTGCAGCAAACTTTTGAGCCGCTTAAAAGCCAGTTCAATTTGCCATCGCAGACGGTAACAATCAGCCACTTGCTCTGCTGAATATTCATCTTCCGGTAATGATGTTAGCAATAGCACATGGCCCGCTGCTTCCAGCGTTTCCGCCTGAACTACTCGTCCTTTTCGACGATTCTCGCTGAGCAGTCGGGTTTTACTGATTAATGCTTTTTCGGGAGGAAGTGATACGGCAATGAGACGTGCCGGAAAGGGAGCTCCGGCTTTTTTATTACCTGAATTGCCTATCATTACAGTGGTTTCACCGTTCTTACCGCAATCCAGCCCGCGCAGAAAACCCATCATGTCAAAGCGCATTCCTTCTGCAGTTAACCAGCGCAATCCTCGCCAGTGAACCCGGACGATATAATCAGCTTCTCCAAAAGCAAGTGAGCGGATACATTCGGGACGCGAACCGAATCCCCGGTCAGCAATGCGTATCTCGTCTGCCGTTTGCGCAAATCGGTCCAGCCGTTCAGCGTCTCTGCTGTCGGTTAGCTCAAAATCAGTGAACTGACAGGTATGAGGATCATATCCCATATGTAGTCGCCATTCAGCGCTGCCGCCCCCGGGCGCACTGATTGCTGTTCCATCGACAAGACGCAATCTCTTTCCGCTTGTACAACCCGTAACTGCGGCGCGTACAGCAAGTGTTTGTGCGGCAAGTATGCCAAACCAGTCGGCGGCATTCCGCAGCCGCTTCAGGAGAGCCACGTCAGATAATGTTGCAACGTCATGGAGCTGAGCCCATGCAGTGACTTCACGTAATGACATCCCCCCGGGGCCGTAAGCCAGCCCCAGACGTAGCAGAGTTGCAGCATCACGAATTTCGCGGCGGCGGGTTAGAGCCCCGGCATTACGTGCCGAAGTATCCAGTTCTTCGGGCTTACCAATATGGGCCAGAATTGCTGACCAGTTATCGTGAGAGTAATTCATCGGCACGTTAAATCATATCAGGCGTAATACCACAACCCTTAAGTTAGCGCTTATGGGATCACTCCCCGCCGTTGCTCTTACTCGGATTTGTAAGCCGTGAAAACAGCAACCTCCGTCTGGCCAGTTCGGATGTGAACCTCACAGAGGTCTTTTCTCGTTACCAGCGCCGCCACTACGGCGGTGATACAGATGACGATCAGGGCGACAATCATCGCCTTATGCTGCTTCATTGCTCTCTTCTCCTTGACCTTACGGTCAGTAAGAGGCACTCTACATGTGTTCTGCATATAGGGGGCCTCGGGATAGTAAAATATCACTCGGGGCTTTTCTCTATCTGCCGTTCAGCTAATGCCTGAGACAGATAGCCTCAAGCACCCGCCGCTATTATATCGCTCTCTTTAACTCATTCTGTTTTATCGATTCTAATCCTGAAGACGCCTCGCATTTTGATGGCGTAATTTTTTAATTATTTAACTTTAATTTATCTCTTCATCGCAATTATTGACGACAAGCTGGATTATTTTTGAAATATTGGCCTAACAAACATCGCCGACTGACAACAAATTAATTATTACTTTTCCTAATTAATCCCTCAGAAATCCTCACCTTAAGCTATGATTATCAGGGCTTAGGGTCACTCGTCAGCGCTTACAGCCGTCAAAAACGCATCTCACCGCTGATGGCGCAAATTCTTCAATGGCTCGTAAAAAACGAATTATTCCTACACTATAATCTGATTTTAACGATGATTCGTGCGGGGTAAAATAGTAAAAACGATCTATTCACCTGAAAGAGAAATAAAAAGTGAAACATCTGCATCGATTCTTTAGCAGTGATGCCTCGGGAGGCATTATTCTTATCATTGCCGCTATCCTGGCGATGATGATGGCCAACAGCGGCGCAACCAGTGGATGGTATCACGACTTTCTGGAGACGCCGGTTCAGCTCCGGGTTGGTTCACTCGAAATCAACAAAAACATGCTGTTATGGATAAATGACGCGCTGATGGCGGTATTTTTCCTGTTAGTCGGTCTGGAAGTTAAACGTGAACTGATGCAAGGATCGCTAGCCAGCTTACGCCAGGCCGCATTTCCGGTTATCGCCGCTATTGGTGGGATGATTGTTCCGGCATTACTCTATCTGGCCTTTAACTATGCCGATCCGATTACCCGCGAAGGGTGGGCGATCCCGGCGGCTACTGACATTGCCTTTGCACTTGGTGTGCTGGCGCTGTTGGGAAGTCGTGTTCCGTTAGCGCTGAAGATCTTTTTGATGGCTCTGGCTATTATCGACGATCTTGGGGCCATCATTATCATCGCATTGTTCTACACTAATGACTTATCGATGGCCTCTCTTGGCGTCGCGGCTGTAGCAATTGCGGTACTCGCGGTATTGAATCTGTGTGGTGTACGCCGCACGGGCGTCTATATTCTGGTTGGCGTAGTGTTGTGGACTGCGGTGTTGAAATCGGGGGTTCACGCAACTCTGGCGGGGGTAATTGTCGGCTTCTTTATTCCTTTGAAAGAGAAGCATGGGCGTTCTCCAGCGAAGCGACTGGAGCATGTGTTGCACCCGTGGGTGGCGTATCTGATTTTGCCGCTGTTTGCATTCGCTAATGCTGGCGTTTCTCTGCAAGGCGTCACGCTGGATGGCTTGACCTCCATTCTGCCATTGGGGATCATCGCTGGCTTGCTGATTGGCAAACCGCTGGGGATTAGTCTGTTCTGCTGGTTGGCGCTGCGTTTGAAACTGGCGCATCTGCCTGAGGGAACGACTTATCAGCAAATTATGGCGGTGGGGATCCTGTGCGGTATCGGTTTTACTATGTCTATCTTTATTGCCAGCCTGGCCTTTGGTAGCGTAGATCCAGAACTGATTAACTGGGCGAAACTCGGTATCCTGGTCGGTTCTATCTCTTCGGCGGTAATTGGATACAGCTGGTTACGCGTTCGTTTGCGTCCATCAGTTTGACAGGACGGTTTACCGGGGAGCCATAAACGGCTCCCTTTTCATTGTTATCAGGGAGAGAAATGAGCATGTCTCATATCAATTACAACCACTTGTATTACTTCTGGCATGTCTATAAAGAAGGTTCCGTGGTTGGCGCAGCGGAGGCGCTTTATTTAACTCCACAAACCATTACCGGACAGATTCGAGCGCTGGAAGAGCGCCTGCAAGGCAAATTATTTAAACGCAAGGGACGTGGTCTCGAACCCAGCGAGCTGGGAGAACTGGTCTATCGCTATGCCGATAAAATGTTCACCTTAAGCCAGGAAATGCTGGATATTGTGAACTATCGCAAAGAATCCAATTTATTGTTTGACGTTGGCGTGGCTGATGCACTTTCCAAACGCCTGGTCAGTAGCGTGCTGAATGCTGCAGTGGTAGAAGGCGAGCCGATTCATCTTCGCTGCTTCGAATCCACCCACGAAATGCTACTG